TTAAATCCAGCTCCCGCTGATCGCAACCAGACCACCAGCAATCCCCGCCAGCGCGTCCAATATTTCCGGCGTTCCCTTGCTGCTGATCTTGTCGTAAAGCTCTTTTACTATAGCGGCGGCTACCACAACCACGAGCGCAACGAGTGGACCGAAAAAGAGGTTACAACCTGCGCCGAGGATTGCGGAGTAGAAGAAGTGGCCGAGTTTGTCGGCTGGGATCGTCGGTAACTTAACCATGCACGCCCCCACCAATGATGCCAATTGACTGTTGAATAAACCCAAGTGAAACGCCGTCAATATCGAACTGCTCAACAGGGAAAGTGATCGGAGCATAGACCGCAGGGATCGTATCACCGTTCGTGTCTAGTGTCGTCGGCCATTCCACTCTGATCAGTTCAGCCATAGGATTCCCTCCGTTCGCCTCAATGTACTCCAGAGCCATAGCGTAGGCTTCTGTAATCCTCATCGTCACGTAGCCACCGAAGACGGGTGTATTGACAAAGCCGAGGAAGTCCTCCGTGATCTTTGCATCTGGGTTGCCCCCTTCCCCATACATAGCAAGGGATAGTTCGGCAAGTGCAACCAGCGTTGCGTGAGGGTCAGCATCGAAGGGTGCTTTGAGCTTTAAGATTGCATCTACCATTATTTACTCCATGCAATGCTGGTAAGGTCGAGAGTAGCATCCTCTTTCAGGTCCGTTATATTGCCAATATCCGTCAAAGCCCCCCACGTTGGAGAGACAAGGGCATTGGTATCAACCAGAGTCCCGTTGAGGTAGAGCGTCCCGAGGGCGAAGTCAATGCCGACAACATCAGCATCAGCAAGCGTTACTGTATGCGTCAGGATATTTGTTCCATCCGTGAATTGCAAAGCTGTGCCTGTGTAGGTCAGCGCGTTTGTACCGTCACTCAGGAAGGTTTCCGATAATCCTGACGGCATGATACGCAGTTGGATACGATCAGCACTGAAGACAATTGGAGACGTCTGACTCGTTGCTGCGCGGGTGACCGGGGCTGTAGTTGTGGGGATGTGGCTTGTTGGTACGGTCTCGGCGCAGAAATCAGCGGTTGTAACAGTACCAGTTTTCGTAAGTGTCAACGTCCCTGCTGTGGCTGTGAAGGTCAATGGACTGCCCTCTGTTGCTACACCTGAACCTGTACCGGACGCTGTAATGCTTCCCGTTCCTGTCATTGAGAGGACGTAAGCCTGTGCAGTAGTCGTGATGTTCTGAGTAACTGGTGCATCTGAATTAAGAAAGAGATTCGTCGCCGCCCCCTCATGCAACAGATAAGGCATCTTCCCGGTGTTGTTGTAGCGACCTCCGTATTGCCACACGACGGATGACGCGACATTCGCCGCTTCGGTTACGGGGGCTGAAGTTGTTACAATATGAGGCTGTTGTGCTGGTGTGTAGGTTCCACCGATCAGATCAAACGTGCCAAGTGTTCCTGCTACTGTGACCGTTACTGTTCCTGCGCCTGTGACTTCAAACCAGATATAGCTACCATCCGTTCCGTCCGTCACAGCACCCATAGCCGTTGTGCTTATAGTAGCGGTCCCTGCTGATACCGTAACCGTACCTGTTCCTGTAGCCCAGAGAGTGTACCAGCCTATTGCAAGGCTTCCTGTGGTCTGTGTGATAGGTGCGCCAGAGTTCAGAAGGTAGTTACTTGCCGCTACCCGCCTCCCCCCATCCAGCACGTTGGTCGGGTTGCCGAGGGCATCGACTTCTGTGACGGATACGTTGTCGATGGTGACAGAATAACCTCCCGTAATCATTCGTACACGGATGGTTGCAAAGGTAGCAGTTGCAGTAAAAGTCCTTTCGTATGGTCCATTTACTAGAGCTTCATGAGAGGCATCGACATAGAACCGTGGTGCGCCAACGACACCAGACACATCACATGAAACAGTGTAGGTGTTTCCTATCGTGGTAACTATACTCTGATAAATATCCTCATTCACTCCCGTAGACGTACAGGAAGCACTACCACCTGAGATGGCCCAGTTGCCATTTTTCACCCACCCATAGTCAACATCAAAGCCCCCATTGACCACCCGCTCCTCGTACATCCTGCCCAGAGAGTCGCGCAAGGGGCTAGTGAGGCTGGTGTTGGGGATGAGTTTGAGTGAGACATCACGGTAGACTGCCGTTCCTGTGGTGTAATTGAGAATTTCAATGGTTAGATAGACACTGGAAACGGTTGTTACTTCAAAAGTGTTAATACCTACCGTCAGCGGAGTCAATACGCCACCAACCCTGACAGACACAGTAGCTGGTGCATTAATAGATATGAGATCGATTGAAACCTGATATTTAGCACCAGAGGTAACAAAAGGAAGTCCCGTTACATAAGCTGAACTTGATGACCCATTTCTGGTTTGAGTTGTAACTCCATCAGTCTCTGAGATTGTCGCCCCAACTCCAGCGACAAGTAGAGGGGTGATGACTTCCTCCCCCATCGCCACAGACTCATAGTAGTAGTCATGCGGTTCAGCAGTGCCAAGCTGTCTCTTGGTCGCGTCAGGGCCTATTGCTTCATTGTTCATCCGTGCAGGCAGGTCGAGATAAGCACCGTCTGCGTTGGTGGGGTGGAGGGCGTTGCCTGCTCCGTCATCGTTGAGCCAAGTGCCCGCGTCATACCGCATCCCCTCACTGACAGGTTCATCAGCCTGAGAGGTGACGAGCTTCAGCCCTGTCGTAGCATCCCAAGCGCGAACAGTTGCCGGGGAGCCACCACGGGTGAAGGTTGAGTCTGCTCCAGTCGTGGCAGTGCTATTGAGGACGTTGCGCAAAAAATAAATAACGCTGGTAGCGGCTGATCTGGCGCGGTGAAATATGGTGGTCCCGAGGCCAATCATCTCACCACTCCGCGATCAGGTCAGCGGCTGGGGTTCCGCCACCGTCGGGGGTTGCCCAGACGCGGGTGAAGGCGCCTTCCATGTATCCGGCTGGCATGTTTTTGTAGGTTACGGTGCCGCTTTCCTTGGCGGTGACTTTGATATCTCCGCCGGTGCCGATGTAGATTCGGCGGGTGACGTTGGGCAGATCTACCGTGTCGCTTGGGGTGATCGACTGGATGTTAGCCGGGATGCTGTTGAGGTCATAAACTGCACCTTCAAATTTATCGCCCATGATGTGGCTCCTTTGGGTCAGGGCCTCTGGTTTCGAGGCTGGTTTATGTTAACTGGTTTGTTATTTAAAAAGTTTTCTGTGCCGCTCCACTAAATTAAAACAACTTTCTCTCCGGCTAATTCAACAACCAGCGCCAGGCCAGTGACAGTGTATGTGGTGCCGTTGGTGCTGACTTCGACGCGATCTCCAACCCGATAGCTTCCGCCAGGGTTACCGGCGATCAGGGCTTCTCCACGAGTGCTGCGCAAGCTTAAAGTGGCTCCATGGTCAGAGATGACGGTGGCGACTAACAGGTTGCGCTGGTCGATGTTGAGGCTCTTTTTAATTTTTGTCAGGGTGTCTGCCATTTAAACTGCCTCGTAATATTCGACCAGCAATTCGTATTGCACACCATCTTGTGGCGTTATGCTTTGTCGTATCGCCAACACCTGGGCTTTTTGTGCAGTTTCTCCCAGGGCGCCAATGGTGATGGCGACTAAATCACCTTCTTGCAGCGCGGCGCTGGCGTCGCCATTAACATCTAAACGGTCAACCAGTAAGGTGCGACGATGCTTGTGATAACAGTTGTCATTAACCGCGACGCTGCCAACCAGTTGGGCCTGATCTTCGGTGACGATCAGCGGGTGGGTGATATCTGCCAACCAGATGACATTCACACCGCCGACCTGATCGTCGGCTTCAGCAGCGGTTAAGCTGATATCTTTAGCAACCACCAGGTTCGGCGGCGGTGAGCTGGTTGCGGCGGTCAAGCCGGTGGCCGTGGTAAAGCGCCAGGTGTATGTGACTGCCGCGCCAGTGACCGGGGTGGCTGTCAGCTCAATGGTGATGCGGTCGCCGTAGCCGCTAGCGGTTGGTGGGGCATATTCAACGCGCTTACCATCTGTGATGCTGGTGGTGCTTGGGGTCACGCTTACCCCGTTAACCAGGAGGGCCACGCTGCTGATGCCGCTGGCATCGGTTACATCGGCCGTCAGTGACCAATCACGGCGCACGGCGCTGGTATTTTCGGCGGGTGACTGGTTAGCTATCAGCATCGATCATCCTTGTTTTGTAGGGCATCTTCTTATTCAGGTACGCCTGACGCTTTTTGCAGCCGCCGCAGGGCTTAATACCGAGGGCGCTGGTCAGCTTGGCGATGCTGTCACCCAGCCCGCGGGAACTTCCGGAGCTGGTCACAATACGTGGTTCGCGGTTATCACTCATGGGCGTTTCCAGTCGTAGGTTATTGGACTCACTGTCATCTACCAAAAAGGGGGACATATCCACTCCGACCAAGCAAAGTTACGAACATAGATTTGCGAGCACCATGCCTCTGTCATGCCCATCTCACCCCAATAGTCTCCAAAATAAGCAGACAGCCATACCCCAGCCGCACAATCGAAAATAAAGACAGGCCATGAACTCGTGCAAGGGGTAATCGATCCTTCTGATCCTTCTGTGCGGCCAAAAGTAATATTGTATTGATCTTTGCCTAAGGTAAAAACGTGATTACTATAGGTGCCACCACTCTCCGGGTTGGTTTGATAGTCACGCATGACCCATCCACCACCAGGCTGTCTGACAACGATTGCCGCACTGACGCCACAATCATCCATAACACTAACAATGGCTGAGGCCCTGGTATTGTCCCCATAAACGCAGCTTAAAACAGTTAATATCTCACCGGTGGTGGGGTTGATCGTTCCGCCGGTGTAGCTATAGGTATAGGGTGCGATACCACCGCTGGCGCTATAAATATCCCCGACACTGGGGGCATCTGAACCAGTCAAAAACAGCGCTGGCGCAGTCGCGCAAGGCGAGGCACATAACTCAATATCACCGGTGACAGCAACATGCGGACAGAGCAAAATATCTGATGATGGTGCCGATATTTTTTCACTGGTGCAGAGAAAGATATCCATTTAAACCGCCGGCGCAGTAATGGTCCAGCTGAACGGATAAACCTCACCATCAATCGTTGCGGTGCCGTTGTTGGTGCCGATGACGCCGCAGTCAAACGTAAAATATCCACTGCTATCGGTCTGCCGGTTAATCTGGCCGTTACATAATGAGACCCAGACCCCGGCGTGGGGTTGATTGTCGCAAATCAGGCGCCGCTTGCCGCTGATATCGCCATCGGTTCCACTATCGGCGACGGCATCTGTAGTGCCGCCCGGAGGGTTGGCACCCGCTGGGTAGCTGACCGTTCCAATGGCGCTGTCATCAGTAATAACCCGCACGACCTCAATACTAATATCGGCGCGTTGGCTGCCACAGACGGCAGAGATGCGGGCGCGGCCGATAGATGCCCCGGCGGTGAGCACAGTAGTGGCCACTCCGCCGCTGGTATAAGAGCGGGTGCTGGACAAGCGGCCATTGGACTGCCCATAAAAACTAAATACGACCGGGGTGCCATCAGAGACAGGGCTTAAGTCGGCCTGCGTGACGGTGGCGGTTATCGTTGCGGTGCCGGCATCGTTGCTGATATCGGCGGTCGTGTTGTAATTGATATCAATTGTGGTTGAGCCGAAAGTGAAATACTGGCCAGCTCCAGTGACCCGCAGGTAAACCCGATTTTCACCGCTGACAACCTTGCGCGTAATATATTTAACCGTGAGGATACTGGAAATGGCGACACTCCCCGCGACCGCGTTTGCTACCACGACATAGCCATCAAACCCGATTGTGCCGTCTGCATAGGTATCTGAGTGCACCACCAGGTTTGTTTCTGCAACCTGCGTTTGCCCCACAATACTGCTGCCAACAAGGATTTGCGCCTTGTCACTTGCAAGGTCGATGCTGGCCACGGCAGAACCAAGCAATGATAACCAGGTGCTACCCTCCTGACTTAAGGCTCGCGCGATTATCTTGGCCGTACCAACTGTAGTTCCGCTGCCTATCGTGGCTTGTGCCATGCCGTTAGCATCGCACAGCACAGAAGCCGGGCTGATGCTGGCTGACAGGGGGCTGCCGTTATAGGTTTCATAGTCGATTATCACGGCCGTGCCGATTGGTCCCGGAGTGATCCCCAAGGTGATACTTGTTGTATTGGGCGTAGCTGAACCGCCGGTGTAATAATTCACGCCGCTGCGGTTGCTGTCGGTGCTGCGATAAACGCCGATCACCCGGCCGAGAGCGGCGCTGGTCGATACGGCCAGCGCTCCCGTGGTGCTTTGCGCTTCGCCCAGGATTTCATCGGCCTGGTCGGTGAGCGTAAAACTGACCTCCTCTGCCTGGGTATAACTGACGATAAACAGTTGGGTGCCGTTATCCGGGACGGTGATGCTGCTTGAATTAAAAGCCGACCAATCAATCCGCGATCCCTTGGTTGGGCTTGCGGTGGTGCCGGTGTTTATCCAGACAGCCTGCACCGCATAACAACCGGAGACGGGTATTTCGGTGTAACTTCCGGCTGTGATCGCCTCTTCGACTATTGCCCGCTGTTGCACCAGAGCGCCGTTAGAATCATAAACTTTAGCTATAGCTACTGCGGTGCTGACGCCATCGGCGGTAATGCTTGTCGGATAAACACCGCACAAAATAACCGGCAGTTGGGGCCGCGTGTAGTTAGCCTGCTCACCTTGCACCCGGACGGCATTGCCTGGTTGTTTAACCCTCAACAGCTGATAGTTAAGGCTCTGCGCATCAATATAGGTGCGGGTCACAGACTCGCTGAGTGACATACTTGGGTGGTCATAGACCTCAAAGTTGAGGCCATCTGTCGAGACACGCAGCTTGGCGCCGCACTTATCGACCAGCTCTTTCAGCAGCGCCCAGCGCTCACTGCGACTTACCAGAAAGCGCCCACCGGGTATGACTGGATCTTGACTGGCCAGCCAGATCACACCTACGGCGTCGCCGCTGCCACTATCGACGTAACGGGTGCAAATCAGGCGGGCCATGTCGCTGGCTAAGATGTCGGCGCTAAAATCATAAGAGATAGGCGGCCAGTCTGTGATAATACCCGCCCAGGCGCGGCCGCTGATGCGCGGATAATCGTGTGCTTTAGAGACGCTGCCAGACAACTCTTCTATTCTAAAAAAGCGCAGGCTGGTGCCGTCGCTCAGGCGCAGGCGCGCGCGATCGCGGTTGGTCTCTGGATCGAGCAGTCCGGCCGGAAGATCGATATTTGCGGCGAAAGTTAGTGACACATCAGGGATCACCTGCGACTCGCTGCCGGTGCCACTTGACACCTCACGCACCTGACCATTATCAAGAGCCTGCCAGACAAGAGAGCTATCTTCTATTCCAATCTGCCAGGGCATCATGTGTTGTCACCCTTATCGATTGCCGCCGCCATCTGCTCGAGACCGCTGGCTCCGGGGCTGACGTAGCCGGTGCCCTTAAGCTGTTTGGTGTTCAGTTCGTTATATTTTTGCACTACGCGATCAAGATCGCTGATCTGTGAATCGGCTGAGACCTTGGTATCAACCGCCAACTGTTTCTGGCTTTCGCTCAAACTCTTGAGAGCGCCATCGGTGATCATCTTGACTGATGCGCTGGCGTTTTCAGCCATTTTCGCGAAGGCGGCGCTGGTCGCATCCTGCTCGATCTGGACCTTGCCGAGGTTGACTTTGGTTTTTTCAAGCTGGGCCTCAAGCGCATCAAGGTTGCCGTTGGTGGTGCCGATATCGTTATAGGTCTCTTTGACAGCGACACTGGTATTGACCCCCGGAATACGCCCTATCCCTTCGAGCAGGCGGATAAACACCAGGCGCAGGTTGTTTATGAATTCCAGCGACCAGATCTGCACCTGGCCTAAAAAGACATCAAACAGCCCACGGATCTGCTTGAAGCCGCTCACCGCAAGAAGCAACATTTCGGCGGCTTTAATAACGCCGCGTACGATACCCGGCAGAGCGTTGAGGGTGGCGATGATGCCAGCCATGATCTTGGCGCCGAAGTCTTTGGCCAGCTCATCAAACTTGCCGGATTTTTTTAATTCGGCGATCTTATCGATGACTCCCTGGACCATCTTTTTAAGGCCATCAAAGACGCCCGTATCCATCACCGCGTTACGGAAGCTGAACCAGGCATCACTCAGCATGGAGATTAAACCATCCCAGGTGCTGGCCATATCTTTGGTGGCGTCTTTGAATTTACTCTTTGGGTCGTTCCAGGCTTCCATCAGTTTTTTGCGGGTTTCGTCAACCGAGTAGGTAACCCCCGCCTGAAATCCGAGCATGGCAAGAATGCCGCGCTCGCGGAACATATCGGCGCTGGCGGCACCCGCTGAGAGCATGCGACTGACCTGCTCGGTAGCCTCTTGAATGCCTAAACCAGAGACGGCAGCAAGATCGCCGATCAGCGGCATCCACTGTTTAATCTCGCTGACGCCGCCCTTGAGGATACCTGCCAGCTGTGTAGCGCTGCCCATGACCTGGTCATAAGCAAAAGGCACCCTGCCGGCATAATCTGCCATTGCCTTAAAGAGCTTGTTGCCTTCTTTTTGCGACCCGAGTAAATGGTTTAAACGGATGCGATAATTTTCACTGGTACGGGCTGCATCAAGAAATGATTTACCAAGCAGACCAATCCCACCACCGGCGATAGCACCACCAATAAGGGTTTTCAGATTTAGGACTGAAGAGCCAAACCCCTTGATGCCACCAGCAACGCTTTTAATAGCGCTGAGCGCGCCCTTGGCGCTTCCGGTTATGATGATTTGGGCGCGGTTTTTAGCCATTTTTTTGCGCCTGCTGATCTTTCAGCTTTTGATAAGCGTCACGCCAAACCTTTAGGAAAAAGCGCGGGTTCCGGACCAACAGCCAGCACCCCTTGAAAAACAAGATCATCGCCAAGCCTCCTGCTTAACCATGCGGACATGCTTGCACCAGGTTGAATACACCCAGCCCAAACCGCGTAGAATTAACCCGATAAACGGCCGCATCAGAACAGCCCCAACCACACGCCGCCAGTGATGTTGTAGGGCAGGTTCCACTGAAAATCGCCGTTGTCGTCGCTGACTTCCGGGCCGTTGTACTGGACATCTTGCTGCAGGATGTAAAGCTGATTCCCGGCGACCCCTTTGGTGATTTCGATGTCGGCGACAGTGCCGGCGAAAAATGCGGTGAAGGGCGCGGCATCTTCCATCCAGGGGGTTATTTTTCCGGTGGCTTCAAAGTTATTTGCGAAGGGCAGATCAGAGATTCCGGATGAGTTGATGCCGCCGATCTCGCGGCGGGTCTTAAGGCTGAACTCGGCCTGCTTCATATTGGTGGCGGTTGAGCCGAGAATAAGATTGCACTCAAGCCCGACCAGCTCGGGTGAGTCGTCATAGACTGGGGTATAAGGGTCAACCGTGGCGGCGGTATCGGTACAGCTGGATGTGCGCAGGGCAAAGGTTGATTTGATAACATCTTCATCGCTGATGCTGACCGCCATCGATTCGCAAACAGCATCGACACACAGGTAGCGGATCGACTTGATATATTGCTCAAGGGTGAAAAAGTTGGCGGCCTCGGTGCCCAGGTGAAAAAAACTGACACCAGCGCTTATTTCGGCCCCATCGGCGGGGGCCAGACTAAACGCTTTTGAAACCGTGTAGGTATAGGGACCGGCCCCGGTTTTGCTGTCGACAATGCGAATCTCAAACCCTGCACCGATCGCCACGCGCACCAGCTGACCGACGGTTAAAGAGGCAGCGCAATCAAACCCGGTGGTGGTACCAGATCCGATATCAACCGTATCTGCAGCATTCACGGCCTTGGTACCGAAGAGCGTTTCTAAAAAAGGTGATAAGCCGTTGGGAGGGGTTCCGGCGGTTCCGCTGCCGCGCAGTTCCATGTTGTATCCGCCTTCACCGTAGCGACCCGCGACAGACTGCTTGCTGGGAAAGCGGCCAAAACGGTTAAGACCGCGCTGGATCTGGCGGCCTTTTGGGAAAACCAGGGTGGAATCCCGGTTAAAATCAACGGCATCCGTATTGGCGATGCTGGCCGCGGCCCCTTTGGCCCCTTGCATTTTTGCGTAAGCGGTAACGTTCGACTTTCCGAACATGGCAAATCTCCTTTACAGGCGTTTAGTTATCTCGATCTCCATCACCCCGAAATAAACCGGGTGAAGGATCCCTTCGTCGTTAACGGAATCTTTAGGTACGGTGCTGCTGGCATTACCTCCACGGGTGGTATCTGCGGAGACTGCGTCCTCGATCGCTTCTTCAAATTCAATGGCTGTCTGATTGGCGGTGTCACGGGGATCACCTGCGGTATCAGCCTGGTAAAATCCAAAATAAAGCCGGACGGTGTGGTTCCCCCGGGCGCGACGGTTGAGACCGTTTTCACGGGTTACCCGCGGGCGGGTCATTAAAACAACGGGACACTCACCCATGCTGATTTCTTCGCGGTTGCGATAACTGGTTTTAACGGTGATGCTTTTCCCGAACCTCGCCTGGCAAAAAGCATCAAGAGCACTATCGCTTTCAAGGGTGCTTTTTAGATCGAGGATGGCGGCGAGTATGGACATTGGTTCTCCGTAAAAAGTGGCCTTCTGATTGGCCGTAGAATTGACGAACTTTGGGTGGTGCTATGGTTGCCCTGGGCCATTTTCGGCCTGGTCGAGGCAGCGCTGGTAATAATCAATCACAGCCCGTTGTTGCCTGATCGCCTTCAGATATGTTTGATGATTTTCGGCCATCGCTTCATATCCCTTAGAGTCGAAAACAAACATCGGCTCGCCGTCGATATCAATTACTGTCGGCGGGTGCGGCCTTAGCTGTGCCCGGTCTACTGTCGGCGGATCCGGACAAACCATCACCTTTACGATTGATGGCGGACTCAATATCGCTGAGCACCCGCTCAGTAGCGCGACGAGCAAAACGAGTAATAAGACCGGGCTTGGCGGCGGCCAGTTTGCGCAGGTCGTGATCATCAAACTTTTTGCGATACTGCTGCGCTTCTTCTCGGGCTGCGGCCAGATCTCGATTGATGGTGGTGATGTTTTGCTTTGCATTTTCAATCCCCTTGCGCAGTTCCGTGGTTTCAAGCTTGGCGCGTTGCATGCCCTCGATCGCGGTGTTCCGTTCGCCGGTCAGGCGGGTCACCTTGCTGTTGAGGTGCGAGATGTAAAAATAACCACCGGCAACAACCGCCAGAATGATAAATCCAAGGATGGCAGGGCCCCAAAGTTTGCGGGTTGCCAAACCGGCCTTGAGTGCTAAGAGGCTAAGCATTTTTATCCTCCTTGTGCCGGTGGTGCTGGTAAAGCCCGAGAACGGTAGTAAGTAGACCGACCACGATGCCAAGTGCCGTAGCTACTGCCGAGTTGATCAAGTTGATATGTGTAAAGACTTGAATAACGACCCATGAGATCAGCAGTACTGCCCACAGCAGCGACAGACGGCGAACCAGCTTGTGCTTTTCGAATAGATCGGAAATCTTCACAGCCCCGGCCTTTCTTCCCCAGCCAACTGCAGCAAAAACCCGCCCTTGGGGAAGTTCATCCCTGGGCAGGTTTTACTCGAGTAGTCGCAGTGATAAACGATGCGCCTCAGATCCATCTTGTAATGTTCCATCTGCTGCCGGCACCAGGCCGCGGCGACATCAAGCAGATCGTTATCGGGTGTCGTCAGATCAAAGTTGCCGACAATGCACAATCCCAAATACGATGCGTTAAGGGCCGGGCAATGCGCGCCCTGCATTTCTATTGATCGCCCGGGGACAACCCGAATCTGCCCGTTAACTCGCTCAACAAGGGCGTGATACCCGATATCGTCCCAGCCATTGGTTTGGATGTGATAACGGCGGATTGCATCTGCATCGAGGTGCGATCCGTCAGTTGTCGCGCTGTGGTGGATACAGATCCCGATCGGTGGTTTTTTGAATTTATCCATTACCGTTTCCGTTTCCGACGAGTTGCTGAATTTCTTTAACATCGACCTTCATTGCATACGCCAGGGCAACGACCAACTTGGTAATGGCATCGAGCTTTCGCTCAAGGGATTGTTCTGCCTTAATGCCCTTTTGTGAGCACTTTTCGCAGTCTTTTTTTGTGACATAGTCAGCAGACCGCATGCGTTGCATGAACATCTTGATAAGTTCAGAAATCAATGTGAGCCCCGCATATCCTGCGATAAGCAAAAAGGCGGTTCCAATATCAACAGTCATCACTTAAACCCCCTCTTCGCTATAGCTTTTGCAATTTCATCCTCGATCACATTGGCGACCCCGACGGTCTGGTTGAAGCGCTCAAACCCATCGGTAATAAACGGGCGGGCCCCAAATTTGCTGGACGATCCGGTGCCGTCATGGATAACGTTTGAATAGATGGCCGAATCGTAGACCATGGCTTCAAGCTTGCCGGTGGTGAAGGTTTCTCCGTCTGCGGTTTTGCTGACTCCGGGCTTTAACCAGTTGAGCATGCGGCGCAGGTGCCCGGTTTCGACCGGGACGGGGTAGGACCCCGGTTTTCCACCTGCGCCACTGAGAAACTTATGGGCTTCACGCATGCTGCCTTTGGCGGCTTTAGCCAACCCGCGCGCGGCAGCCGGATCAATATCGTTGGTTAACAGGCGCAGGCCGCTGAGGATGATCTTGTCGCCCTGCACTGTGACGTTAAGGCCAAGCATCAAGCATCCCCATCGAAGTGGCTGGAGATGGCGACCCCGCTGGAAAATCCAGTGCCGTCGGTGGTTGTTCCGGAGGCGATTTTACTGATCCACATTTCGGCATCGGCTTCGAACTTTTCTTGTGTACGGCGCAGCTTAAAAGCGTCTATGCCATCACCCAGCTTGATATCCTGAGCGATCCGGACAAAGCGACGCTGAAAAAGCTCGGCACAGATCAGGCATTTTTCGGCGCGTTTCACATAAGTTCTGGTTGGTGCGGTGGTGCTGTCATAAGCGGTTGCGCCAACGCGGCCGGCTAATATTTCGGATTGTTCGGTGATGACACTGGTGAGAAAAGCAGGAAACCCGGCAGTATTGCTGCCGAACATTTCTGGGGAGAAACCCATTTCTATTATTTCGGTGGCTGTAACTTTGGCGGGCATGGGTTTTCTCCGTTGGGGTTTAAAAAAATAGGGCGGGCGATCAAGCCCGCCCTATTTCAGATAGAGAGTCTGTGCTGGGGCGGTTTAGGACAATGCGCAGCGACGATGTTGCAAGGTGCTGGCGATCGCGCCGTTGTAAGCGCCGGTCCAGACATGATCAGCACCAAGCTTCAGCTCGTTGCGTTGTGGTTCGCGGGTGTTCAGATCATCCCACTCGCCACGCACCGATTTGTAACCAGGCAGTGACACATAGTAGGAAGTTGCCGCGATCTTGGTGGTGGGGATAACCCCGGCGATCATCCAGACAATCTGGTTGTTGTTGGTATTGGGATTGGTGAAGACCGCCGCCAGGGCTTTGTAAATACGAGCCATCAGGTTGGGGTGGCAGGTGATATAAAACTTGCTGCCGGAGCTGATAGCTGCACCCGCGGCTTCGAGATCGACCATGATCTGGGCACAGGCGTTGTTGATGGTTGTGACATCGTCGGTGGCGAAGGCCTGGTTGATGCCGGCGCCAAGGGCGGTCAACATGCCGTAGAACAAGTTAGCCTTCTGGTCGTACCAGCGCTTGACGGTATCCTCGGTCAGGGCGTCCATCTTGTAGAGCTCGTTAAAGCGGATCCAGTCGTCCAGAATCGGGAAACCACCAGTGAAACGCAGCATGGATACGTTTGTTTGTGCTGATTTTGGCAACTTGCTCAGCTTGGCTTCTTCACCAGGGACCTGCTGATAGAAGGTGACACCACCGGTGATGTCATTCATCTCGAAGGTCTTACTGGTTGATTGACGCATGTCGATCTCTTTAAACAGCGCCTCATAGCCGCGGTCGGGAGCGTCGATCGTGTCGCTGCCGGAGACGATGATTGGGGGCGCACTGACGACCATGGTCGGATCAGCACCAAGCGCCTTGGTACCCAGCACGTCGGTTGCGGCCTTGGCCCCCAGCGGTTGCTCGGACAACGCCTTAAGCGCGACGCTGATGGCACCAAGGATCATAGCCTTTTGATCAGCTTCGGGAACCTGGCTCAGCTTTGACCAATCAATAACTTTTTTTCCGAAAAGCTTCATGTCTATCCTCCGTGAAAAAGTGAGTGTCAGAGGCGAGGGCTGGGGCGCAAGCCCCTGGACTCCTCACTCCACACGATTAATTTTCGTGCAACTCAACCAATACCGTGGTGTCGGCAGCAAGCGCTGCTTCTCTGACGATACCGGCCCGCGTGTTAGCCGTGGCAGTGGTGGTGATATTGCCTGCAGTGGCGTCCCAGTAAACGACTGTTCCGGCAGGTTGGGCCTGGGCAGCAACCTTGGGAAATTCGACCGGCCCTCTGAAAACATAGGACGTTTCAGCGTTGGCATCTGCGGCGTTACCGGCAACCAGGACCTGCCCGGCCGATACGATAATTTCGCCATCAAGAACGGCGGCGGTGTGTGCCAGGATTAAAGTCAGCAGCATGCTGAGTGAGGCTCTGATTGTTGCGATTTCGTTGGCCATGTTCGTGCTCCTTTATTCAGAATTGATGCGGGGCCGATTACTCGACGACCAGCGGATTTTTATCGGCAGACTTTTCGTGATCCTGCTGTCCGGCAAGCTGACCGCCTTCCGGGAACTTTTCGTTTACCCGGGTGGTCAGGTTTTTCAGCTCGGTGAGCAAAAAATCAACGCCCATGCTCTTGGCGAAATTGACCGATTTGGTTTTGGCCTCATCGGTACTTTCACACTCACCCAGCAGCGCCTTAAGCCGGGTGTACTCGGCGGCTTGGCTATCCAGGTACTTTTTGCCAAGTTCGGCATCGGACTTGAGACCCGTGACCTGTGTTTCAAGGGCCAGAATCTGGGCGTCTTTTTCGCCGAGGGCGGTCTTAACGGCGGTGGCCAGTTGATCTTCGGTGGTGTTGTCACCAAACGATTTACCCAGCATTGCGCCAAGCAACACGATCAGAGTTTTCATGTTTTCAATCTCCTCTTTAGAGTCGGTATCTTCCGGCGATTTGCCAGCTGATTTTTGTGAGGTTGCGCCTTGTTGAGCGCCGAGCCAGACCAGAGAACCTTCGGTTGCTTCTGCCGGGGCGGCGTATTCCCAGTAAAGGGTGGGGCCGTTGATGTCGCTTTTAACTGGAGCAAGATCAGCAGCCCGAAAACCGATAGACCAATAACGATAGGTGCCACCAAGGATGTTTTGCAGCACATGCTCAACGTCAGGCGTTTTGACAACGTAGTACCAGGCCCACATGGTCTTTACGACGGTTTCACCCGTTGGCAGGTTGGGATCATCACCGGTTAATGCTTTGAACTGCTCAACGGACATATCTTCAACCTTGGCGGCGAAATACAGACCAAGGGGAAGAAAAGCGCGTTTTTCATGACTGTACAGGGCAGATTTACCGGGGATGGTTTGAGCGAAATCATTCAGCACGGCGACGGGGAACCTTTCGTTGTCGCGATCGATGCCGTTATGGGCCAACAGCTGCTTGCCGACAAAGATCTGTTCGGCGGTTAAGGGCTGCAGCGCGTAGACGTTGACCTGTGCCAGGATTTCGGCAGTAATAGCGACTGCAGAAGATGCGCTCTTCTGCGATGAAACTGTTTTCACCTGGTCGGTCAGTGGGCCTTTGCCCTTACCCTTAATAAACATCAGATCCGCTTCCCCTGCTTGCGCATATTTCTGAGGACATCTTCACCAGTGACCATGCCGGTTTCTGCTTTAACCGGTGGGGCTTCTGCGGGGGGATTTTCTTTCAGAAAAACAGCAAAGGCGGCATCGCGCTCTTTGGCCGAAATGGAGAACCCGAGGCGCTCGCCCAACACGCCAGCATGCGGCTTGGGGTTTTTCCCATTGGTGTAATGGGCTTTATCGGCAGGGTTAAGCTTGCCGATTTCGGCGACGATGGCAGCTTGTTTTTGCTGTTCCTCAAAAAGGGCAACGGCCTGATCAAACTCATCGTCAGTAAATTCACCTTCGAAAGCCTCAGCCAGTTTTGCCTTAGCGTCTGCCTTTTCGGGGATATCCATAAATCCGGCGATAGTGGCGATCAATGTGACCAGCAGACTAATCTTTTCCACGATGTTTCTCCTTGGATTCAGGTTGGGTTGACTTGGTTACTTCGACGCCCTTCCCCTTGAATTCACACTCATCTTCGTCGGCGACATGACCAATCTTTTTGACCTGGCCCTGCTTCAACCGGTTGGCGTCTTTTTTACTCATGCAGTCGGAATAACAGAAAATCCAGCGGCGATCTGGCAGATCACTGCACAAACTTGCAGGGAATAAACAAAAAAAGGCCCCGACATTTCTGCCGGGGCCTGATCAAATCTTTCAGCTTACTATCTGCTAAATCTCTTCAAACTGAATCCCATTATCCCCTACATACGGCTGGCGGTGCTCGATCTCTCCGCTGATAATCTCTTCAGGGATGCCTTCTGGAAAAGCTGCACAGCGAAAACCCCACTGACCAGGCTCATTCTCAAGCAGATGTTTGCACTTCATGCAGAGTGGTTCTGGTCCGATCATGATTCACCTCCGAACTTAAGCTTGTATTTTGATTCTATCAGCTCACCAATTTTTTTCGCGAGAGCTCGTGGACTTTCATTATTCAAGTATTCGGCCCATGCCTCGGCGATGGTTTCGGACGGGCTTTTCAGGGCATACCTTGACAGTTCGCTCGGGATATTTCCACCCTCTGCTAAGAATCCCTGCATCACTTCTTTAAATTCGTCACTACGTCTTAAGTCAAGCAGACTATCCAACTGGTGAGCCATCTCGTGGTCAACAACCGAACGCACCGAATCGCACCCGTTCGGATGGAACCCGGATGCGACATCTGAGGCAAGATTGCTTTTGAATTTGTCTGGTGCCTTGCCCCAGATGGAATTGACACTTATACCGCTGGTGTATGGGTCATTGATCGAATAAGCATACACACTGGATGGAGTTTTTCCGGCCTGTTTTCTGGCCAACCGGATCAACGACTCTTCACTGTAACCCGGGTAGCGATCGCGCAGTTCGGCAACATATAACCGCACGAATGTCCTCTGCCGCTCCTGGGTGGTTCCGATAAATTTCAAGTTCTGCCGCAGCTCGGGGAAACGGGTGACATGATCAAACACCGAACGGTTCCATTCATTGGCAACCTCGACAGTTGCGCCTTTGTATGAGATCAGATCAGCCAGACCGTTTTTTCTGGCCCACTCTTCGGCGTCTTTCAAACTCTTCGCTTCGACAAATGTTGTGGCATCTGGTTTTGGTTCTGGCGGGCGTTGCAGGTTGAGTGAATCAACACCTGCCCCAGGACGTCTTGCACAACGGCAACGTGGGTGGGTGTCTTCAACTGGAAGAGGACATTCGTTAATCTTGTACTCACCAGCTAAGCCGGTGCACTGCTGACAGGCGTCAGGCGCTGGCACAAAATCCATCGTCTCAACGCCCCAGGCAGTCCACTCTGCCTCCTTGGCGCGTTCTGCCGCCATACTCAGCTCGCTGCGCGCCAACCGCTCCCAATCGCTGTTGCCATCTTCAAACAGCTTATCCAGCCTGGCGGCAACTTCGCGCGGGTTACTCCCAGCCAAAGCATGTGCCTCCATCTCGGACAGAATCTGGTTCTGTATCCGTTTGGTGGCGTTATCCTTTACCAGGTCGAAACCGGTTTTCTTAAGCTTGTCGAGGATCTCTTGATTTTTGAGGATATCCAGAATCGGCCGCCCCTTGCCGATCAATTCGACGGCCTGGATCAAACCGAGGCTATATGATTCGCCGTAATACCAACGGATAGGGGAATCTTCAGCGTCAACCTTGTAGGTGCCGATCCAATTGCGCATTTCGGCTAACACTTGGCCGCGTTCTTCCAGCGAAAAGGTAAAGTTTTCCCGGCTGACGCCCTTTTCAGGAACAACGACGCCAAGTGTTAGGATTTCATGCACCTTGTCTCGCAGCGCAATCCAGTCAGATTTCAGCCGTCTTTCGAAACTGTTTTCTAACCGGTCAAGATCGGGCCATGGATCCGTGCGGTGAATCTCTTTGGTGTGCTGCTGACCGCAAAGGCAATCAGCAGCTATAGCTTTTTTCCGACGAACTGGGCCTCCTTCTTTTGCGTCGTGTCTGTTGCTACCGGATCGGCTCCCATCATATCGGCCTGGGCATTCAAGAATCTGGCGCGAGCTTGTTTTTCGATATCGTGCAGGTTGACCTGTTCAAACTCGAGCCACCAGTCGCCCTTTTTCCAGGTGCGGCCGCGCATCTGCAGCAGGGTAGAGACGGTGCGGTTGAACATGGGAAGCTTGGCTGATTGACGGGTTTTAGCATCGGCCAAGACCATTTCACTTTCCATCACCGACAGGCGCTCGGTGGTGCTCCAGTGCATGCCGAGCATCCAGGCTGGTAAAGTTGATTTAGCGACGATCTGCTCAAGGACATGCCGAGCCGGGACTTCAAGATTTAAGATTTTACCTTCTGCTCCAATAATTTTGATTTCGATTTCGCTGTTGGTATCAATAGCATGGACAAAGTCGGCGGACTTGCCGGCGCGTTTGGCCCGCACGGCGTCGTTAAGATCGGTGACCATGGCGTCACGACGTTCTTGATGGTTGGTACCGTCTTTTTTGCTGGTTTTGTAGACGACCGAATATGATGGATCCCCGAAGCGTTCCCAGACGTTGGCCAGCGAGTTGTGCATGGTCGCCAGGGTTTGGGCCATAAACTCGCAAGAACGAAACAGGGGGGTACCATAGGGGTTTTGATTTTCGTTATGGATGGACCAGTAGAGCAGCGGATCCATTTTAAGCACTCGCCAGTCCTGATCACCGTCGGCGCGCTGCAGAATCTCAAGCAAATTCGGCTTGCGGTTGAAGCGGATGAATTTTGAATCGGCGACCTTCAAACCAACAATGTCATTGCGTTGTTTGTTGGGGATGAACTCACCAATCGCAAAACCTTGCTCAAACCCTTCGTTGGTCAGGTTCTGATGAAAAGCGTGCATGCCGGTTTGAAAGTCATTGACCTGCACATTATCCATCCACTCCTGAATCTCTTCGACCAGCGCCGCCTTATTCCCTTTTACCACCAGGTGACCATCCAGAGAGACCAACCGCCAGATCGCCGTATCCATCACCGGGATGGCTTCACGCATAAACTCAAAGAAAGTTGGATCCAGCTTTTGCGCGATGAACTTGCGAAACCCGGCGGTGTAGGGCCCTTGACCGTTGTTCGGACGGAGCTGCACGGTGTGTGATTCTGACGGCGCTTTGCTGCGTGAGATGTTGAGCCCTAAAATGTTCATGCGAAAATATCCTCCACCTCTTGGCCAAGCACCCCGGCCAGCTTTTGGGTGCGATGCGAATCGATCAGGTGATCTTTTTGTTTGTTGTAGATGCGCTGCCGTTCACCGATTCGGCAGGTGTGATTGGTGTAGTCGCTGATAATGTCGGGATCTGCCGGTAGCTCGAGCAGCTGGCGTTGCATCTGCTTGACGATGAGGTCGGTGGCTAACTCTTTAAGGGTGATCTTGGCGGGTTTGCCGGTTTTGGCGTCGGTGAGTGGTTCGCCGCTTTCGTCGACATTATCGGTGGTACTTTGGAACATGAAGCCGCGCAGGCGGTCTTCGTAGCTTTTGTGCTGGTAAATCTGCAGGCCTTGCAGATCGTGTGCAACGGCGCTGCCGGCGTTGCCGTAGTCAGTGCCCCAGGTTGCGGTATCGGCTACGCCACCGCACAGGTCATCCATGGCATCTAAGGCCTGACACTGCTGATCATAGGTGACCTGCTTCAGCTGCAGGCGCGAGACCAGGCGATCGCGCTTGCCGATAATATTCCAGATAGTCAGCTCGGTCGGATCGGGGGCAAAACCGAAGTCACCACCGCCCCGCCTTAAGCCCGGGACAGAAACAAAAAACTCGCGGATCAAGCGTTTAAACTGGCTGTCACCTGATTCATCCACTTCGAACAGCTGGGTTTGGTCAAACAGTTCTTCGCGCAGAATGATTTCGCTGGGCTGGGGGCCATCAGTACCGATGACGTAATCACAGCGAGAACCTTTGACGATGACCTCTTGTTTGGCGGTATCGACCAGCACCTTGAGCACGCGGTATTCAGGCACATCGCGGATGCAGTGCTTCAGCTGCGCCCAGGGGAAGACAGAATTTTCTGGATCGCCGTGTTCGCCGAGGACGTTGTGTCGATAATCTGGTGAATCTTCGCCACCGTACTGGTCGACGTAAAAGCGCTTACGCTCTGGCGTCCAGTAAGGAGCGGGCATAAGATCTTTGCCCCAACGGAAGAGCGTCCAGACATAATTATCGAAATCTTTGAAGTCGGATTTTCCGGCATCTTCTTGTCCTCCTGCGGTTTCGTCGGTGTTACTTGTCGCACGCTGCGTGAGCTTGTAGTAGCCTGATTCGCGATCGCCATCGGGTACGGAATACACCCGGCCGGTGGCGGATGGCTTGAGCGATCGCCAGAACTCTGACCATTGCTTGGGGTTTTTCTTTTTTGCGGCCTCGTCGACAATACCGTAGGTTTTGGCGTGCACGCCGCGGTAGGCGTTACCATCGAACCCGGCGGGGCGGTAATCTTCTTTGAATCCGTTACTGAATTTAAACTGGGTGTATGGCTGTTTTTTATGTTTGACCAGGCGTCTTTCGAGCAGCGGGTTGTATGACAGCTGTTCGAGCTTGGCGTCGATGATCTCATCCAGGTGCACCTGCAGCGGCGCGCCGATCAATCCGGATCCGCTTGGGCAGGTGTGGTTTTTCCAGGTTGACCAGGCGACAATCTCGCGGGTTTTGCCAACCTCGGCGCCATCCTGGTGTACGACGCTGGTTTCACAGCGCAGGGACGCGACCTGATAATCAAAAAACTGGTACGGATCTTTGTGGTCGATATCTTCGGGCTCACGCAAAAAAGCCGTGCACCAGAGCAGCGGGTCTTCGCAGATGATGGCCAGCTGCAACAGCTGCAGGCGTTCGTGGGTATCTTTTCCGAGCTTGTAGATTGCGGGGGGAAATTCGCCGCGGGTCAGTTGCTGCCAGGTCCAATCGAGGTTTTCGAGAATTCGCTCAAAGGTGGCGTGTGGAACAAGGATGCCTTTGCCTAAATCGGACTCAGCATTCAGCGGCGCCATTGGCGGCGGGACGATTAACCCCGGGTATTCAACCGGGGGTATTGTCTCGATCGGCGCGGAGGTCATTCATCTTTCTTTTCACGGGCGCGGGTCAGCCCTTCACTGGCAACCCTGAAGATATCGGCCAAACCTTCGCGGGTGTCGTCGTCGGTTTTTTTCCGCTCGATCGCGGCGGGGGTAATCATAAAGTCCGGCAGGGTTACGCCAGCGGCCTTAAGCAGGTTGGAGAGCGGCAACAACGAAGGGTTCGGTTTTAGCTCATAGCCGAGAACCTGGCCTTCTTTGCCCAGCTTTTCGCTCTTCATGAAAACGCCATTTTCAAGGATGGAGGCCTGAAGCTCTTCAATCACCTGAAGGGTGCCGCCCAGCTGCAAGGTGACAACCTCTTTCATGTCGGTTAGATCGCCATCGTTCAGGGCTTTTGAGATGGCATTTAAAGTTGCGGCGAAATAGGCTTTGTCCTGGCAATCTTGGCCAGGCTGAACAGCGCCATCTTCGACCAGTGAGCAAGGGTATTGCGGGCAGGTTGATTTGCAGGGCTTGCCGAAACCGATCACCCGGCGGCGGGCATGCTGGCCATGCTTCCAGCTATTACGCGCGCTGGCGTCTTTACCTTCGGAGGTTTGAGGTCCGGTTGATTTTTGGGCGTTTTGCTGGCGGGCTTCGAGCGCGGCTGGTGACATGCGGTAGGAGCGTTTGACCCGCAGACGCTTCAGCAGTGGGTCTTCGTCGGCATCTTTATCTTCTGCGGCTTCGAGCTCGGCGCGCAGCGCGTACTGAAGCTGCAGACGGCGGGAAAACGGCCCGGAAAGGCCAGTTTCACCGATATCGATACGGCGCTTAAGATCTTCGATCTCAGCAGATAGCACCTCTAGCGTGGTCTGTTTATCATCCAGATTCAAAAAAGCCTCCCATAAACCGGATAAATTCCAGCTCATAGAAGGCTACATAGCAAATATTCAAGCGGTGATCTGGCAGATCACTGCATTAATGATGGCGGTTGAGGGGGTAAAAATATATTTAACCCCACCTAATTAAGTGGTATACAGTCGGAATATTCAACTGGCTGGTTCAATTTTAAACATAGAGAGATATTAAATATGCCTGACGTACCCAATTGGCTCCAATGGATAGTCACAATATTGGCTCCCACAGTAGTATTGTGGAGTATCGCTAGATATTTATGGCGATGGAAGTTGTCAGATCTGTGGGCTAAGCGAAACCGAGATTCTGCAATGAAAAAAGCAGAAATCCTAGTTAAACAATATCGTGAAGCTCTATACTTGGTAGACGATGATCGACGCTTTCAAGCCGTTTCTACCATGATCATCTCAAACTTGATCAGTGCTGGTATTATGATGTTTCTTGGTGTTGGCTTCTTCATATTAATATTTGGCATAAATTTTTATTTTCCATTGTCTGGCGGTAAATTGCTGGTAACTTCTGCAGTTGGATTGATGTTATTCTTACAAGGTGTGCAAGCGGCAAGCGACACTATGGATAAACGGCGAATTGCCATCAAGCCATACATCGACTGGGTGGGGTATCATGAGGCTACACTGGCCAGGATAGGTTCTCTCCTTGCTACTGCTGGATTAGACGATGGTGAGCAGGCCATATTCATTAATAACGTAGTCAGTATTGTCGACGAAGAAATAATTGGCCCCGAAAATGACGAAGTCGATGAAGACTAGGTTAAGGAGACCACGATGACCCCCCTTATAAAAAACGGCAAATCCGCTGCCAGTAAAGCTTCTTCGACACTGCGATCCAAAACCGCGACTAAGTCCGCCAAATCCGCAGCCGGGTCTGCTCTATCCCAGCGCAAGACAGCCGTCAAAGCCACTGCCAGCAAAGCCTCTGCGACGCTACGATCTAAGACTGCCTCGAAATCCGCTAAATCTGCGGCTGGTTCGGCGCTATCACAGAGAGCCAAGCGCAAGTAACTAGTGTGTGACAAGATTGATTTTAATATGAGCAGGTGTCCCGAAATGACACCTAGCTAAAATCATTTACCCCACCCCTCCAAAAAAAAGTATATTTTTGATCTCTACCCGGGTTGACACCATCCGCCCCCATCACTACTATCTGTTTTGAGGGGGCTGAATAAGCCCACTTTTAAGCCCGGTCACACACCCCCTCCGTGATCGGGCTTTTTTATATCTGCAACACATCATGCATTTTCACAGTTTTTCAAAATACTCCGGATTTGCCGCGTTCTCAGGCGGTACTTGATCGCCAACTCCTCATAATTAACACCATCGAACTCGTTTCTGATCCTGCGGTTGCGCTCCTGGCGGTAGATATAGTCAAAATCAGGGAAGGTGATACGGGTCTTACCCAGGCAACTAATCATCACCTTGATGATCCTGGGGGCCAGATCCTCGAATTCGATGTGCAGCTGATCGAATAGATCGGCGATGGCCTCTTTGTTTTCTCCACGTGGCATCAGAGTTCCTCCTCAATTTCACGAAATCTGCGATCGGGAATGGCGGTCTTGCGTAAGACTCGGTCTGATATGGCGATATATCCCTGGGTTGTTTTTGGATCTTCGTGGCCCATTTGGGCCTGTACCTCGAGCAACCCGACATAGTGGATGGGATGATTGCAGTGGGGACAGCGATCGTTGCCGCTGTCATAGAGGTCGCTGGCGAATGTGGAGCGCATTTTATGGCAGAAGGCATCGGCGCTTTCTATTCCGATCAGGGCGGCGTATTTTTTGATGATGTTCAATATCTGCCGAGTTGAGATCCGTTCTTTTTTATTTTTCTGGTGCAGTCCGATGAAGATAGCGGGTGTTTTGCTTGATATCTGGTCGCGGATCAGTAGCCAGTCGCGCAGGGTACGGCTTGCTCGGGTGCGCAGGGTGACGGTGCGGCTCTTGCCTCCCTTGCCGCCGATTATTTCAATCCGGATATATCCGCCGGTATCGTGGATGTGATGGGTATCCAGATTGACCAACTCTTCAACGCGGGGCCCTGCGGCGTAGAGTGTTTTTAAGATCGCGAGGTCGCGTATTCCCATATGGGTGGAAAGGTCTGGGGCGGCGAACAGCATGCGTAATTCTTCGGTGCTGAATTTTTTGGCGAGGCTGGGCTGAATCTTCGGCGAGGGGATCCCTTTTGTCGGATCAGCAGCGATCAACCCCGAATAGCACAAAAACCCAAAGAAAGAGCGAAGCGCCGACAGTTTGCTGGCCCGGGTGCGGTTCGAAATATTCCCATGCTCGAAGAAGATCGAGCGCTGCCATTCAGTAATGTGGTCCTTGGCGATCCGTTCAGGGTCAGGAGTGAACCCCTTCTCAGTGATCCAGGTAAAGAAACCACGGACAACACGCTCGTACTGCTTCACGCCTCGCGGCTGCTGGCCACGCTGAATCAGGCAGTGCTCCATCCAATCTAGCAAACAGGACTCAAGCATTCCCCCCGCGCCCCCCGCTTTGGGAAAAAGTCTTTTTAAAGGGGCTCTCGATATGGGAGAGCAATGGGGGGGAGTCCTGGTTGCTGGTCTGATTGCTTTTGAGGGGGGGGTGGGCTTGGATGCTGGTCATTGTCTGATGGACTGCACAGTTCATGATGGGTTGATCTCCTAAGTGGTTGATATGTGGTTACCGTCAGTCTATTGAACTGCACAGTTTGTAAGAGTGTGCAGTTGATCATTTAGCTTTTTTGGGTTCGTTCCAGCCTGTTTTTTATCCACCACCCGAAACGAGCCAGCACAGGGTTGATTTAGAACTGCTACTGGCCTACATATAAGGGCGTTGATATAACCCCTGTAAAAACTTCCTCAAACCCTTTTTTTAAGAAGGCCATAAGGCCTGCGGCAGCTTATCCAGAGAAATTGATAAGCTTTCCAGCCAACCAGCTGGGCGCTTAAATCACTGCACCTCTGCACCCTTTGCCATAAAGGCCCATGTTTACTGGGCTTGATCATGGGTGCAGTCCAAAAGAACTACCTCCAACTGCACCCCAACTGCACCCCACTGCACCCAGACTGCACCCCTAACTGCACCCCTGATATAATCAATAAAATTAAATAGTTAAGTTAAAAAGGGTGCAGAGGTGCAGTCTTTCAAAAATGTGCCCTACGCGCGGGCGAGAACTTATATAAGAAGAAAAAACCGGTCGTTTTGCCCTCATTTCTTCTCCGTCACCCCACTTCGTTTGACAACTGCACCCACCGACAAAATGACAACTGCACCCCTTTAAACCGACTGCACCCCTACTTCACCAGAACATGCCTGAACTTGAAGAACCTGTTGCCGTGCAGCACCTTGAAATATGGTTCCTTACCTGGTGTTTCAATCAGCTCCCAACCAGACTTAGACAACACACTCCGATCGTTTCTGAGCCGAGCCGTAAAGATAGCTGCCGTGCCGTAGGGATTATTCTTGCCAGTGTTCTTGGCCAACATATCGAAAGCGTCAACCACGTCAGCACTTGAAGCCACAAACTCAATGGTCGAAATGAAATACTTTTCTCCGTTATCATCCTGATGCTCACGCGCCATCGTTTTAAACATCCTTAAACCGTAGTCTTTATGATCCAGAGTGAAAACCGGCTCGCTATAGTCGGCAACAGCCTCCGTTTCATTTTTATGCTTATTGGCCTGGATATACTCCCGCACCAATCCACCCAGCAGCTGCAGGATGTTATTCGAACCGGTCTCGGTCTCCCTAGCCGTATTGTTCTGCTCCTCGATCCAGGCCTCGTAGATCTCTTTTTCTCTTGATTCATATCCGTACATCAGATCATCAGGCTCATAGAAAGGGATATACTTCAGCATGCGCGAATTGATCAGCATCAGCAGCGCCAGATAGGCATTGCTGCGGTCCTTGGAGTGACCCTTGAACATCGTATTGAGGATGGCCATGTACTGCTTACGTTGGTCAAGGTTGGTCAGGATCTCCGTTTGAATGAAGCGGATCATCGCCGACATGATCAGATCGCGCTTCTTCTTCAGATTTTCCAAAACCTCAGATTCGAAGAAAGAATCATCACCATGCACCCGTCGATCAAAAGGAATCTCAAAGGTCCTGGTGATCAACTCCGATAAAGTGAACGGCTCGATCGCCGTCACGCAGATAAGCGCCCGCGGACTCTCATCGACCGTACCGGTGTCTGTACCCCCTTTGCGCTTCTCCTTTTGCCCCCTGGTGGCCGCCAGCAGCAAAAACTTCTGCATACCCCGGTTCAAGTCCTTGTTCTCCAGGTTGTCGATGACCAACAGCGGGTTTTGAGCAGCATTTGAAAAAGCCGCTGCGCCCGACGGATCCGAAAGCTCATCATTGCCAAAAAAGACCGTCGAAATAAGCTTCGCCGCCGTCGATTTTCCCGAAGACGCATACCCGCCGAACTTCATCAAAAACTGATAAGGCGCCAGATCCGGACAAAGCCCACTGATCAACCAGCACAACACCAGATAACGCTGCTCATGCTTAATCGCCAGATTATCGAAAACCAGCTCTTTCAGCGCCGTCATCCCCTCCTGAACATCCACATCCGGAAGCCAGTTCATTGGGGATATTTTGGGCGAGGACGAAAGCAAAACATGATCGTCATTCATGCCGTTCTGGATCTCTTCGATATGCTGGAGGGAAACCTTCAGAATGGTATTGTTCGGGCCGTTTAAATTGAGATAGATGGTGTCTTTAACCGAGTCAGTGTGGATCCACCGGCAGCGATCGATCCGCCGACCATTCAGATACGCCGTATGCCTCAACGCATCCCACACCTGACCACCAGGCGCCTGACTAATGATCATGCGCGTCATCTTCAACATCAACGCATTGAACTTGGTGTTGTTGTGAACCTCGTAGGTCTCGTTCTGGTAGATCAGCCACACCGTGTTATCGGCGTCATAGTAAAAACGCCCATGGTGAGCAAAAAAACGAAAGATCGTCTCCGCCATCGCGATCGGATCGATATCCTTCGGGTTCTCGACCATCTCGCACTGCTGCCGAATCTGCTGCAACAGGTCCTGACTAAAATCCAATTGCTGCTCGATCGCCGCCGCACTAAAACCCAGCACCGACAACTTTTCACGATAAATATCCTGCTGAACCGCCTGCTCCTGGCCGATTCGCTGGAAAATTTTTTGTTCTTTTAAGTGCAGCAGCTTCTCTTCAAGCGATGACAACCCCGCCGACTGTTGCAGCTCCCAATTGATATAACCCACCGCCTCCAGCTGCAGCCGGCGGATCTCCTTGCGCCGATCGCCCTCAAACCCCTTCAGGTAAGAATCCGGATCATCCCCATCCTTACCGTAAACCACGATCCTGACGTTCTGTCCCCTCAAACCGCCGCAAATCTTGCGAACGTAATCACGCCCCGCCTTATCGTTATCAACCCACAGATAAAGCTTCTTGCTTCCACACAACTTCTTTAAAACCTTGATCTGATCATCGCTGATCTGCCCGATCATCGCCATCACGTAGCCGACACCGGTATTTATCACCTGCAGGCGGTCGTTCTCACCCTCCACCAGCAAGATCTCATCATATTTGTCGATCGCGTCCTGACCATAAAAAGCCCAACGCTTGTCCCGCTGCTTTGCCGTCAGCTGATACTTCAGCTTCTTCGTCGGATCCTTCTGGGTAAAATGCAGTACTTTACCCGCTGAAAAGTGCGGAAAAACCACCAGGTCTTTACTAAAAAAATCATAAACAACCCGCCGGCCGCCCTCTAACTCACGCTCTCGGCCCAGACCACTCTCTAAGATCTCCCGCTCTGAAAACTCTTTACTCAGCAGATGATCAACCAGGTGGCCATCACTAAAGCCAACCCTTTCCTTCTCAAGCGTCTTCAACGCATGACCACGCTCATCAATCAGATACGTCCGTCCACCGTTTTTCAGCATATGAGCATGATAATATTCCGCCGCCTCAAGCCTGATCTTGTCGGTCACGCTCAATTTCGGCGAACTCTTCTTTTTCTGTTCCAGGGGAATCCCCGCCAGCTCCGCACCAATCTTCAGGGCTTCGGCTGAGTCTGTCTGGTGATATTTTTCCAAAAAGTTGAAGACATCGCCTTTTTCTTCACACTGAAAGCACTTGAAATAATCCTTATCCTTCGGGATAGAAAAACAGTCATGCCCACCGCAAAACGGACACTCCGGAAGATGCGTTTTGCCCATCACCTGGCTGGTCGCGTTTTCGATGACCTTTTGCAGATTGAGCGCCTCTTTAATTGTGGCAAAATCAGACATAAATTAAGCAGCCGCCTCCATCGCAAGAGCATGTGCCTTGTACAGCTCAAGCCTGGCCCGGCAAAAATCCAGCGCCGCAACCTTAAATTCAGCGATCAGGCCGTTGTTGCGCAAAACCGTCAACTCTTCATCGGCCCTTGCATCACAACGCTCAGCGACCTTCGGCAAGTACGCACGGCCCCAATCCATCGCCCCGGACACTGCCTCCAGATAACGATCCTCAACCACATTCGCCACTTTGGTCATCGTCTCCCTGAAATAGCTATCACAGGCCTCAATGCTCATGAGATCACCCTCAACTTCTCGAGATAAGCCCTCACCGGGCCAGTGCTTCCCCCAAAATCATCCTCAGGCTGCTCTTGCCGCAGATACCCCTTAATTTCGAGAAGATCCCCGGCCTGCGGTGTATCCAGCAACGTTTCATCCTGCAGCCAAAATTCAAGCCGCTCGGTCTCCTGTCCCTCGCGGCTGTAGTTTAAAAGCAACCGATGGCCCCCTTTAACCGCACTGATCACGTCAACCTGACCTTTTAAGATGAACGCCGCCCGCGGATCACTCTCACGAACCTCCCATTTATGGATCGTGAACGTGCTGTAGACTGTATTTCGCTCATCCCAGTACTGGCCGAAAAATCCCTTCAAACAGAGCGGATCATGCGGCCGCGCCCGAACATGAGCCATAAACGCATCAATCCGCTCCGTCTGCCACATCCGGCAAAACGCCTTGACCGATCCACAGTGACGGCCAGCGACATTTATTTGAAAATTAAGGAATTCGCTGTTTTTGCTCGGCTTGCGCTCGATCGACTCGATAACCACCCGACCGAAGACGTTGCCCATGTTGAAATGCTTGCTCATCGGTCATCCCTCTCCGCGAAAAACTCTTTGCATCGGTCAGAAAAATCAGCTTGGGAATAACCGTACCCACCCCGGCCATTAACGGGATGGTTAACCCGGTTGCAATCGCAGTCGGTATTTGCGCATCTGGCGACGCAGTAGGTTTTATCGGTGGATGGCATCAGGACCCTCACAAAAAATCTTATATGGCCAACTTCATCTGTGGATTACTCAACTCTCGGTTCAGAGCCTTAACCGCCAGCTCTTTCGCCTTCTTTTTCTGCCAACGTGCCAGGTTCCTCCCAAATTGTTTTGCTGTGAGCGAATACCCGGCCCTGAACGCATCATCAGATATCTTTTTGCGAAGCCCCTCCCTGGCATCATTTCCACTTGTCTCAAGGATGTATCGAACCATGGCGTGGAATGAAGAGAAGACAATAGCAACATGCCGTGGTGAAGCTTGGTCTTCCTTTAACTCTTCAGCGGTTACACGCCTCGAAAAAAGATGAATACCTGACCTACAAGTACTGGCAAACCCAGCTCGCGCAGGCCAATGCCCGATCAATGCCACGTAATGAGATCTACGGTTTGCTGTGATGTAAAAAACCACTCCAATTGAAGGACCTATATCCTTTGGTGCCCTTGCCATCACTCAGCCCCTCCCCATGGCAGCCCGTCGTGAATCACCCCATCAAGCAGTCGCCCGGCCTTTTTCTTCCCGACCCGCCACACATCAGGCTCGAATTCCTCGTAAGACCCATCACCTCCAATGTCTTCCTTCTCAAATATCCATTGGTCGGCAAACCATGTCGCTGCGGATCGCATCCCCCGCAAATCAGTAAGGATCGCTTCGATAGGTGCCCACTCCCCCCATTGCTTGAAGAAGAATGGAACACCAGCCTCAGCACACAAATCGCGTACAGTACGAGCCCAATCAGGGTGCATAGGCCGCGCATTCTTGCCGGACTCTCCACCGAGTAAAACTGCATTGATCTTCTCAATAAGGTGAAGGTTCCAGCCAAGGTTGAAGTCGATCGATCCCAGCATCGGTTCGATAGAGAGAAACCGCTTTCCTGGAAACTTCAGCAGATAAGGGATGCGCTCGTCTGCGGTCTGCTGGTTCTCGGCTGAGATGCCATGCCAAACATTTTTATCAATGCCGAAGCCAAAAATTTCGTTGAAAAACTCAGCCATTAAAGCGGCACGTTTAGTGAGAATTAGGAAGGTATGTTGCGGACACATGCTCATCACATCGTATGCCTTGAATCGGAATTCGTCGGTCACCTCCTCGTGATAAAGATCATTCCAGATCGAGAAGACAGTTGGCTTTTTGGTGCGCAGTGGAAGGTCAAGGTTGTCTTCACGCATGGTGATTGATCCGTTGAAGCCCTCGTCAGTATTTGGATGGATAACTTGTATGGCTCTGTTATTGATCTTCTCGTTTGGATGCCAGCAGCGCATTGCCGTCTTAGTTTCGCTCCAGCAGTTATCACAGCCAGGTGAAACCTTGGTGCAACCTTCGACCAACTTCCAAGCCCGATCCCAATACAGTCCTTTGGCGCGTCTATCAGCCCTATTCACGCCATCACCTCTTCGGGATCTTCACACTCAGCAGCTATGGCTGACTCCGCCTTGAGGCCCCGTAGAAACTCTTGATAAGGGCCTTCCCAAAAGGCTCTGAACGATGGGGAAATAGTGGTCACCCTCTGCAGGTATTCCCATGATTCGTGCCCAATTTCGGACAGAATCTCCCCCCATTCACCGCCCATTAAACGGTGCGCGATCAGATCATTGCTGTCAGAGTCCATAAACTCGGCCTCAATCTGGTCCCACATGTCGCGAGCTTGAGCAGCGGTTATGGCAACCTCTTTTCTAAGCTCGACGATGTCACGCTTGTAGGCTTTTTCGGTCAGACCTGAGTCGTAATAACTTGCCGCGCCAAACTTTTTGGCGGCATAGCCGATATCAATGGTGTTAAGAAATGATCGCCAGCAGGCGCCGGGGTGTGACCAATAGTTAGACCATGAACCGTAGTCACTCTCGATATGGATTGAAAAGGGCTCGCGATAGCGGGGATCCCGCAGCGGGCCGAGCTGATCAATAGTAATATTGGCCCAGCCAAAACCCTGATCGTGGCCGCTGATTCGATAGACTGTTGCTGTGCTTTTTTGAACCCCCATCAAGCCACCTCCAAATCATCCGCAAAGCAGTAAAACTCTTCCGACTCAAACTCATCGTTCTCCGCCGTCTCAACCATATAAATCGCCGGCTCAGCATCGCGCATAGTCCCCATCACCACACAATCAGTCCCTGGGTCGATCCATGCACCGCTCGGAGCCAGTACAGGGTTTAATGTTTTGGCCGTCGTTCCACTGAAAAGCATCACTCAACATCCTCCGCAATACATCGCGCCCCATGCCCAACCTCACGCCGACCATGGCAGTGTCGGCAAACCTCAACCGGCTGCCCATCAACATTCGCAACCCGCCAGGTGATATCCTGCAGCTTGCCAACCAGTAGCCGTGCCTCACGAACGCCAGCCATGCCACAAGCCACCCGAGCCACAGCTTCACGCACATCACACGTCGCTGTACTCATCACTTAAATCTCCGCCGCCGCGGCCATATCTTCCCGTCCCGGCGCGACATAAATCATGGTGCTGTTCATGCTCTTGTGCCGCAGTTGCTTGTTCGCAAGCAGCAGAGCGTTCTTTTGTTGGCCCGGGGTCAGGTAACGATCGTCGCGCATAATCCGCTGCGCTTTGGTATGCCGCAGTCCGTGCGGGGTCACCTTGTGCTCAACCCCGGCAGCATTCAGCCACTTGGCCATAATGTCGTTGACCGCGCGAATAGACAGGCGTGACCCGTTACGGCTCACAAATAACGGCGCATCCTCAGCCAGCGATTCACCCGCCTGGCGCTTCCAACGCATAAACTCGACAAACAGCTTTTTTAATTCGGCAGGAATAGGCAACTCGCCGACCGCACCCTTGGCGGCGATATAATGGCTGATCACCAGACGATCCTTGCCGTACACGTCGCCCACGTTCAGCCGCACACCCTCAACCCGGCGCAGGCCAAGCAGGCGATAGGTCTTCAGCAGCACATAATCGCGCTCAGCCTGGGGGATTTTGAGTTGCTTAAGGTAATCGAACATCTGCTTCTCTTCCGCCTCGGTCAGATAGTTCTCGCCAGCTCGCGTTTTGCTCGTATCAAACATGACTGCCTCCAATCATTGGCCTCGAAGAAATACCGGGCAGACGGCGAGGCGTCCGCTTTTCGGGTGCTACCCTAGCCCGGCAGTTTGGTTGCTACTCGGCAGGGCTGAAGTCGAGATACAACTCTTGGCCAGGCTTTAACTTGCCGAGCAGATCAGGGTTAGCAATCTGCATTGTCAGGTCCGCCGAAGGGGTGAACTTGGCAAACGTGTTGTTCTCGTCGCTACCGTCTTCCGGGTAGCCTTCAGCCTTACAAACAGCGGTCATGCTGATTGTTTCGTTGTACTCATTTGCATCGACCTTAATAACTTTCATTTTTGCTCTCATCATTTGTCTTTCTCCTATTCAGTGTTTAAAAAGCTTGCCGCTGGGAATGATCAATCACACCCTCAATCCCCCGGTAATACAGCGGCTCAAACTGGGGGCAATCAAACAGAATAAAGTCATACACCCAGGCTCGCAGCGTTGTGCGGCAGCGATTGGCAACCTCACCGCAACGACCATGGTTTTTGCAGTGCAAACAATCCAGGACAACCGCACCGTCAGCCATCACTCACCCCTTAAATTATGAACTCGATATCCCTGAGCACCGGTCGACTGCATCCGCTTTGCGTCTTGGTAGTCGCTGTCCCCTGTCCAGCAGAACACCAGCAGCAGAAAGACCACATACAAATAACCAAATACCTTGGCCTTATGACTCATTGCGACGCACTCCATTAAAATGTTTGGTTAACTAAAAACGGGTTGGCCAGTTCGATCTGGGTTTTAACCTGCTGCCGGGCCAAAACCTTAGGCGCCATCTTTGGAAACTTCTCCAGCAGGTGTTCACGGCAAATCGTGTGCGTTGCAAGTTTTCCAGCGGGGATCTCAACTTCGGGGCACCAGGCACAAACAGGAACCAGTTCCATTTCAAACCTCCACGGCAAAAATTTAAAAAAGATCGGGGAGCTTAAGGAGGGGTAAAGCCCCCCGATCAAAGCCAGCACTGTGGGTGACTGACTAAAATTGATTAGCTTGATCCAGTTGCAGAGCGCGCCCTGCCCTTCTGTTGCTTCAACTTTTTGTTTCGCTCCCGCAAAGCCGCCAGCGGGTTATCAGCGCGCAAACACAAATCGATATCGATGGATGATGAAACAGTCTGAGACTGCGCCTTAACAAGTGTCTGCAAGAGCGCCTCTATACGCTCAAGGCGCTGCTCAACGCTCATCACTTAGCCATTTCCTTTTTGATTTTATTGTCGGCGACCAGATAGGCATCGCTCATGACTTTAAGGAACGACTGCGGGGTTGAGCTAGAATCTAAGAGAAGTTGCACTGCTGAAACACGCGTTCTGACATCAAGCGCCATATTGAAGTCTGCGGTGTCTATGTCGCTGATAATTGCGCCGATTGTTCTCTTTAGTTTCTTTAAAGTGACATTCATTGCTCAGCCCTCCGACTCGATCATGCGGGTAAACTCAGCAAAAGCCGCCATTGCCTCATGCGCCTCTTTCAAAATCTCGCGGCGCTCATTGGGTGACAGGTTGTCATCCTCCAACGCCTTCGCTGCCACGCTGAAAGCATCGCCAGCCTCTTTCACCGTGCGGCACAACTGAGCGCTGATCTCACTGGTTTTGATTGTCATGGGGATAGGGGGCAGAAACAGCCCACCAAAACGTTGTGCCAGGAAGTAGATCGGAGCATAAGCATCACAACTACGCCGCCGCTCTTGAACCGCAACCTCAATCACACCTTCTATGCGGTCCAGCGGGTTCAGGGCGCCACTGGTGGTGAAGTCGTTTGATGGTTCGCACCATTTTTGAACCATGCTGCTCGATCGGCCCAGACGTCTCGCCACCTTTACTGCCGCCCCACCAACCGCCCGTCGCATTGCCTCGTATGATTCCATCGCCTAAGCCCCTTTGTAATATTCGAATTTCGAATCAGTGGTTATGCTCACGCTATGAGCTATTTACTGAACACCAGTCTCAGGGATCTCAACCAACAAACCCTCTGTCCGAAGGCGATCGATGGTGCGCTTCGCAACGCCATCACGACCAGAGAGCCCCCGCGTACCATCCGTTGCGGCGTAAAACACCCGAGCATGCACCCCAAAGGCCTCATGGCAGGCAAAGACACTTCCATATTTCTTGCGACAACGGTCTCTAGTGGCGTCTTTATCTATTTTCATTTGTGTAACCTCTTCGTTCTTGGTATTGTTTGCATCGTTCTTGGAACAAACATATTACAGTGACTGTACATAGTCAAGCAGGAAAATACAGTGAATGGATAATTTTTCCAGTAGACTTAAAAAAGTTGTTGCAGAGACTGGTCTCAGCCAATCGGCTTTTGCTAAAAAAATCCATGTATCTCCCTCACTTATGACAGAGGCTCTCAAAGGCAGAAGTCAGCTCTCAGAAAGAACCCTTCATTCAGTAGAAGACGTTTTTGGAATAAAGATACAGTGGCTGGAATCCGGTGAAGGCCCAATGCGAACCGAGCACAGCCACACCAACGAAACCGAAACCGCCTACCAAATAGACGACACGGTCACATTGCGTGCAGTGATCGAAGCAGTTGAAGAATATCTGCAGGGCGAAAAACGCAATCTGGCACCGGCCAAAAAAGCCGAGCTGATCACCACGCTCTATGAAATGTTTTCAGAAGAAGAAGGAAGGCAAGTAGACAAAAAAACTGTCGCCAAGCTGATTCGGCTGGCGAGTTGATATGAGGAGAATTTTAAAGTGTCTGTATCCCACGATGTGACTGGTGTTTCTCTTTCTATCAGCACCGGCGGTAAGGATGTTATTAGAAATGGCTTAGTCCATTCTTTCACTGAAGAAGTTAAATTTCTCATCCAAAGCCTTACCATAAACTGTACCTTCATCACTGATAGCGATGGTCCAAGGTTCGATACTACCCCTGTTAGTGCAACTGAGTTGTCGATTGATTTTTATAACTTTAACTCCAACATTGGCATGTCAATGACGGAGGCACTCCGTGTTGGTTCTTTAGACGGTAGGGTCCTTTTTTTGTTTATCAGTACCAGTAAGGCCAAACCGCAAGAGAATCTTAGGAAAATTGAATACACGTTTTATCTTGGGGAGAAAGTAGATGGTTGATAGGATTGATGTCGCGCCCCAAAATGTGAAACCAAGGTCTCGTGACAGTTTCGATCGCGATGTAGCTGGCACTATTACAAGAGTTATTGGTTCCGGGAAGCATGCCCAAGCTGCAATTGTTTGGCAAACTATCAAATGGAGCTTTCTGGCTGGCAGCACCCTGACAGTTTTGGTTTTCATTGGGTCCTATTTTGATCCTAAGTTAAATTTTGAAATTTCCTCCATTGCAACGATTTGGTCCATTTTTGTGCCGATCATCACTCTGGCACTCGGGTATATTTTTGGAAAAGGAAAAGAGTAAAGCCGAGCTGATCTAGACAAACATAAAGCCTACCAACCAGGAGGGGTCCATGGCCAACAAGGAAGTCACCGGCAAAAAAGCCGCAAGCGCAGCATCCAAAACTCTCAAAAGTCCCACTGCCAGCAAAGCAGCCAAGTCGGCAGCCGGATCTGCGCTTTCTCAGCGAAAAGCTCCAACCAAAGTTACATCACCCAAAGCCGCCACGGCTGCGTCTAAAACCCTGCGCAGCTCCGCAGCTAAACCCGCTAAAACTGCTGCAGGTTCTGCCCTGACACAGAAGCCAAATCGTCGGAAATAATTACCGATTAGCGTTTTATGCGTTAGTCAAAACAACATTGCCGATGTTATCGCGCATGTGTGACGTAATTAGTCACAATACGATGCGAATATGAAATTAAGAGGGAATTATGATTAAGAAAATAAATTTTGATTTTTTTAAAGTGAACATGCCTGAAGGTGGTGGCACATTTGAGACGCTTCTCGATAGTATTTTCGCCTTGCCTGGCGAAGAGAGAACCTACGAGGGCACACGCTATCACGTAAGACTTAATGCATTGAGAAGAAATAAAAATGGCCGTATTATAGGTGAAGCCGCCAAAATACGGATGACAGACATCCCTGAAAAGATGAAGCTGAATGGTGTGACCGACCAAATTGACCTCGATGAAGATCAGGGAATTGGTGATACTGCAGCGTTCGTGTATGTCCCAGATCTACAGATATTGATTTATCAAAAAAACAGAGATGCCGTTTCCGCCTCATCTTTCTGTACATATGTTTCAGAGATAGAGGACAATGAGGGTGATGTGGTTTTTGATGTTATTTTGGAGGCTGAGGCCCTACAGAGGCTAGCTGAAATGGATATAATCAGGAGATTTGAGCTTCAGGTGGCGGCCCCTAATAACTCTCAACTCTTTAAGGAGTTGGGCATCTCACCAGATACACTTCTTGAACTTATGAATACATCCCCTTCCATAAGCGCCAACTTTACTTTTTCCATGGGCCATAAAAGAGATGGTTCAATCCTCAAAAAAGATGTTGTTAAGCTATGCAAAAAATTATTTGGACGAGTTCACGACCATGGAGCTGCTGACGAAAAGATAAAACTGCTTGTATCCGGGAAGGAAGAGATCGGTTCTGAAACAGAATATATTGATCTGTTCAACGACAGAATGATAGAAACTGTTGAGATTGATCTTGGAGAAAACAGAGTAGTCCCCCACAAGGTTCTAACAGATGCAGCACTCGCTGCTTGGAGAAAGAGGAGTAAAGAACTTAAGGTAATGTTCAAAGAGGAGTAAATTATGAGTGCTAATAGTGTTGAATATAAATACCATTGGCTTTGTGGATTATTTATAACGCTATTATTTTTTTCAGTATTTAATTTTATTATTGACTATAAGTTAATATTTAACGGTTCAGTTAAAGAGCTTTTGTCATCAGCAACCACAATAAGCTCAATAGGTGTTGGTTTTCTGGCTACAACAAAGGCAATACTTATATCAATTAAAAATTCAAAGACAATGAAATGGTTGAAAGACGGCGGTCACTACATGACAATAGTTGACCATTGTATGTGTTCAATCCATTGGTGCTTCGCCTTCGCAATTTACAGTTCTATATGTTTGTTTTTCAATTATGACAATCCTACATATTTTCATTTCATGGTTATAGTATTGTGGATTTTCCTGGCATCAACCGCTTTTTCCTCTTCATATAGGATCATTAAGCTCTTTTCTACTATATTGAAAAATGATGCGGCCTGA